GGTTAGGTCTGCTGGCAATATGTCTTGAAAATTATTGATTTGATCTGATATATTTTGAATATTGGGAGCTTGCAATTGCGCTTGAGCATCCGATGAAGCTAAATCTTTCTGATATTGTGCTTCATCTGCGGGAGATAAAGGCGTAATTGATAAGTTAGCAGAAGTATCGTATTCAGGTGGAGCGGGAATAACATCTACAGTATCACCGCCACTACCACCACCTAAATCTATCCAATTTCCATATTCATCATACATATAAGATCACCTCATTGTGCAATGCAAAAAACCGATTTTTTTTGGCGGTGGGGAACATTTAATAAAGCCCTAAAGTTGCAGCTATTTGCTGATGAATTGAATAATGAGTGCCTAACCAATCGTAAAAATCGTTCTCTTTATTGAAATCTACATCCAACATATTGAATGGATTGCTTAAATTTAATGCACTAGCAATGGCTTGATGCTCTACTTGATGAGCCAATAACCAGTCATCTAGATTGTCAATATTGGCATCTGTAATGGGGAATTTAGGGTAAGAATAGCCTGTATCAGCCAATGTTTCCCAAAAAAGGTAGTGTTGCACCCCATTTTCAAACAAAAACTCTCCTAGTGATTCAGGATCACCAAATTTAACAATGGAGAGGATCTCCATATTCAAGATTTGTCAGCCTTAGTATCTAATTTATCCATAATGCGATTAAACATCCCCTTGATCTCGGCAATGTCAATTCTGTAGTCATCTTTACGAACATAATTGTTAGACATATCTTGTTCAATTTCTTTTTGACTTTGTTGAACTAATTTGATTTCTTGCCACACTATGCGCAAAATCCACCCTGCAACTGCTCCCGCAATTGTTATTCCAATGTTAAAAAGAAATTGAATATCCATGTTATGCGTTGTAGTAAGGGATCTTCACGAGTACGCCATTTAGATCAAAGTTAATATAACCAGCAGGAATAAGCTGCATCGTTGCTGATGTGTAAGTTACATTTGAAGCGGTATTAGCAGTATGGTTAACAGTGGTTACATTGATTGTACCGCCAGTAATTGCCACATTACTAGAGCTTTGAAACGCCATGTTTCCAAGACCACTAACCGCAAGAGTGACATTGGCTCTATTCCCAGCCGTATCATTAGCAGTAGTAATAGTGATATTTGCACCAGGTAAAAAGTTAATAGCTGGTTGCGATGCAACAAAAATGCCATTGTTTTGAACGGTTACATTTTGGTTAACGCTATTGGCTAGTGCATTTAAAGTTACGCTACCTGTTAATGCGCCACCGCCAGTAAGACCTGTACCCGCAACAACGGATACTGTATTGGGTACTGCTCCTGATACTTGAGCTACTGCAATAGCAATTGCCACATTGGTTGCTGATGTAGCCCTGCCTTTAGCATCAAAAACGACTTGAGGAGTAACACTAGCATTGCCGTAAGTGCCCGCAACAACACCGCTAGTATTTAAAGTTGGATTTGGATAGCTACCCGTTAGATCTCCACCCGCTGTACCGCCTGGAGTGACTCCCGTAATGGTCACATTGGAAGCCGAAGTAATCCGACCTTTAGCATCTACGGCAATTTGTGGTGAAACCGTTGCGCTACCATAAGTTCCCGCAGCCACCCCAGAAGTGTTTAAAGTGGGGTTGGGATATGTTCCTGCAAGNTCACCTCCAGCANNTCCACCTGGAGTAGTNCCAGAAATAGTGACATTTGAGGCGCTACTTANCCTTCCTTGAGCATCTACAGTAAACACCCCGTTNATNGTGGCATTTCCATAAGTACCCGCAGTTACCGAAGTATTGTTTAGGCTAATAGTGCCTGTGNTGGTAATTGGACCACCCGTTAAGCCTGTGCCTGTAGATACATTGGTAACCGATCCGTTACCTGTGCCTGGGGTAAATCCCAAAGCGGTAGTGACATCAACACTAGAAAGAGTGACATTTCCTGTACGAGTATTGAAGGCAGTAACGCCAGCATTGGTTAAGGTGACATTGGCAGTTAATCTGCCACCGCCAGATAAACCCGTACCCGCAATAACATAAGTAGTGTTGGGAGTTGCACCGACATCACTAGCACCTAAAACAACAACGCCAGTTTGACCGTTTACTGAAGTGACAGCGCCTGTTTGGTTGTCAATCTTTTCCCATACTGAGCCGTCAAATACTGCCCAATCGTTTACTTTCCAAGAAGTAATGCCGTTTAAATTAGTGCTTCCTGCAACAGAAACAATATAGTAAAAACCCTTAGTTCCGACAGAGCTTTGTAAAAACGGGCTGTTCGAGTTGGCATCCCAAGTGCTTTGGTATGTTAACGATCCCGCAAAGTTGCCAGAAACCTTGAGCATTACATTCCATCGCCAGGAACAATATACAAAGTTGCGCTATTGGCAGCAGTAATTGCTGTAAACCAAGCTCCTGGGTTAAATGTCAAAATCTCATCTGTATTGGGTAATACATACAAGGTAGTAGTGCTGTTACCAGCTCCAGCCGTAGGAATAACGCAGTTTGTTTGAGCTAAAGCCTGTGTCTGTGCATACGATAAAAAGCACCCTTGAGTTGTGGATGAGTTAATAATTCGGTATTGCATACTGCTACCTGAACTTGAGGTGGCTTGTATGGCATTTGGATAAGAAGTAGCAGCCGTTAAAACAACGGTGTTACCAGATGGTGTAAAAGCGTTGATTCCCATAACTACTCCTGTGGCAATGCGTTTTTAGCTTGTTGCGCTTTATAAGCAGAAATAACTTCAGGTGTCCAAGCTACATTGCAGATGGCTACAACATTGGCTGGCACGCCAGTTAAATCAGATTCAGGTGCAAGTGAAGTACGATGATAAGTTTTAGACAATTCTGTGCCATCTTCCATGATGCGTGTTGCTTCACGATAGAGAACGATGCCGTTCTCAGTCACGGTGATTTGGTCTACTGCGGTTTCTTTGGTAATTGCCATTTTGATTTCTCCTTAAAGTTGGCGTTGTGTCCAGCCTGATTAATCCAATCAGGCTAATGAACTTCGTGGTCAATGCTAAAAACTAAAATCGTTAAACAACATAAACTAAAGTAAAATCATAAAATTACTGGATAACTGTGTGTTTGTTACTGTTACGTCACTTACTAGTTGTTTTATATCAATTTTAGTTTGCCCACTTACTGCCCTAACTAAAGCAGATGTAGAAGAATTAGCACTAAGAATTGATGCGCTACCATAATTAGATGGGAGAAATGGGAGACCAGTAATAATTGCTCCGTTTGTGCTTGCTGTTGCTGGATAAGTACCGTACCAACTAACACGTACTGTGTTTCCAATTTTTGTGTAAGTTGCAGATATAGTGTTCAAAGTTAAACCAGCGCCACTCCCATCCCCCGGTGTCCAAGTACCTTCTTCATAGTCATCTAAAGTATTTGCATCAGATGAAGCAGATTGAGTTGCTGGGAATGTGATACCAGCACCTGAAGCGGAAGGGGTGGCAGCACCAACACCGATGGTTGAACTTCCACCAATAGTGGTAGCAGATATAGTATTAGGCGTTGTAGCACCTAAAGTTCCGTTAAGAGCACCAGAAGCTATGGTATTAGTTAATGTGACATTACCAAGCGTGGTAACAGTGTTTCCTAAACCAACGGTAGTATTGCCAATGGTTACGCCAGTATTAAAATTGGCATCTAAGTTGGATAACGGTATGCTCGTTGTAGCATTACCAAAGATAAACGGAACTCCAGCCATTTAGAACCTCACTCTCAATTCATGTTCAAATTCAAATGTATTGACCACAAAACCTGCTGAGTTTGAAGTTTGTGTCAACCCTAAATATTTACCCCATTGTTGCGCATCTGATTTATACAGTTCATATCCTGTACCACCTATCCAAGATATTACAGTAGAACTGTTGTTAATCCAAGGGATGATAGCGTTGGAATTGTTGTACCAAGTGACATAATTACCCAATACATAAGGAGGGCTAGAACCTTGTTCAGAATCTACTGTTACAGCAATTTCTACGCCTGTAGTGGTGGTAGCTTCAACCGCAAATTTCAATGCTTGCTTGGTCCGAATTGGATCGCCCATTGGATTTAATGCAGTCTGAATACGACTGGTAATTGCCGATGTTGAATCCTGATATAAGCGGTACAAATCTCTGCCTCTTACACCGTACATATTGATAATTCCACTTACAGGTACGGAAGTGGTGTACTTCATATCGTTACCTTGGCTTGTAATAAACCATTTTTTCTCAAAAAACACCGCTTGGATGTACCGATAACTGTTAGTAAAAGTGGTATCGTGGTATCTAAAATTAAATGCAGCGCACAAAATGTTGTTTAAAAGCACCTGACCAGCCGTAACCTCCTCAGTCACAAAGTCAATATTTGGAAACATTCCATCCAAAGAATCTGACAATTTGCTAGTTGTAGAACCTACAAGGGCATAAACCCCGTAGTTATTCATAAACAATACAGATCGGAAGTAAGGAAAGATAGCATACGCTAACTTAGACCCTACCGATGCGCTCACATTAGTATTAGTAAATATAGTATTACCAGTAGAAGTAACCCTAACATCTGAGAATACATTGATGGAATCATCGCCAAAAATATACAAAAAGTTATTAGCAGAAAGAATCTGCTGTATGTTTCCATGCAATGTTCCGTCTGTGATAACAAAATTACCCGCTGAAACGCTTGTAAAGTCGCTATACGACCCCGCAGCCGAGTAATAGATAGTTCGCCCTTGGGCAATCCAAACACGACCTGAAAAGCTCGCTATTCCTGAGTTTTTGTTTGAGTTAATGTTGGCTTGTAATACAGCGCCTGATCCACCGCCTCCCGCTACCGTAGCGGTAATATTGGCAGAATTAGTATAGTTTGTACCATTGTTGGTCATAATGACCTGAGTAATGGTATTGCCTGAAATGATTGCCGTTCCTGCTGCGTTCGTGCCACCGCCACCAGAAATTGTCACAATTGTATTGGCAGCATTGATATAACCAGAACCACCAGAAATTACATTGACATAAACTGTGCCTGTGGCAAAAGTAGTAATTTCAGCAATAGCATTAGCGCCTGATCCACCGCCACCACTAAAGGTAACGGATAAATTAGCATTATTTGTGTATCCCGTACCGCCATTTACTAAACTGACGGAAGCCACTGTATTGCCACCACTTACTAAAGTAGCTACCGCATTAGCTTGATCTCCGCCTGTTTGATCTGGTCCTGAAATAACTACGGTAGGTGCAGTGTTGTATCCCGTACCCTTATTAGTTAAAGCAATTGTGCCAACTGAGCCTACGCTGATTACGACATTGCCATCCCAAGTAAAGTAACCTTTGACTGGATCAAGAATCAACATTCTGTCGTTATACCATTGAGAAGTATTGATAGGATATAAATCGGAAACGCCTACAGTAGAAAAAGTACCTGCTGGCGCTACATTACCAAAAGTGTTGTTGTTAATGTTGAAATATTGAGCTGATCCATCCGATAAAAATCCAACAATGTAGTCTGAAATGTTTAAATTACAAGAAGTAAGGTAAACAACATCGTTACCAAAAGTAACTGCTACATTAGAGCTGTTTTGGACTGCGCTACTGTTAGGAACAATTTTAATGTTTCCTGAACCAATAGGTTGAGCATTTTCAATCCAAGAAAATTCATTTTCATCAATTGCAGTGCGGTTTGCTTTAGTGTTAAGACCTTTAAAAGCCTTAACAACCTGATATGACTTTTTCTGTTCGGCTGCTGCCATGATTAGTATGGACTACTGTAAACGCTAGGAATCCTACGGGTAAATGTACTGTTAAGCACAGATGCACCCTGTTTGCTGTATTCCTGTTTGTAAATCTCGGCTTCACCATAACTTTGTTCATAGTATTTAGCAAGATAAGCAGCGTAGAACTTAACCATAGTGCTATACGGATCGTTTATTACATCCGTTACTGTTGGCGTGTTTAATGACAATGGATTAGGCAAAACTACGCAATCAATCTCAATTTGATAGATTTGATCGGGTACTGGTCCTAAATAGATTTGTCCTTGACCATAAATACTAAAGGCTAAAGGTCTGCCAATGTAGTTTTGCCAAAATCTTAATCGTGCATTGAAATCACTCCAAGCTAAGTAATCCATCGGTACACGAGTATTACCCCAGTACAGATTGATGTTGATAATGTCTAAGACTGTGTTTCCAGAGCTTGGTGACAATGGGGATGACCCCATTAACTGTGTCAAAGCTGCATAGCTAATGTTCTCGCAATTACCCACATAAGTCAATTGGGCTGACCCGTCTGCAAAGGGAGCTGTTGGAGGGTAGTTGCTGTAATTGTTTGTACCGTTAGCAGGATAAGCAGGTGCTGTAGAACCTGAAGTTCCCGCAGTAGTGTATTGATAAATAAAAATATTTGAAAATACAAAGCTGTTTAAAGTAACGCTTGTATTTGCTACCCAAGCAGTTGGGTTAGTTGGTGTCACACTACCAATGGTTGCTGTGGGTGCGACTTGACATGGCGTTTGCGTAATAACAATTTCACGCAAACATCCAGTATCTCTGACAGCTCTTTCTCTGGCAGAGTTAA